AATCTAATAATGTTGCTGCTGCTAGTACAGCTACTGGTAAGATTCTTGCCGGTCACATTTCTTCTACTGCAACTGCTCAAACTATCATCTCAACTGAGGTTCTAAGAGACCCTAGTTCTTTCGGTGATATCGTAAGAGGATTGCATGTATACGGAGCTAAGGTTTTAAGACCTGAAGCTTTAGTATCAGCTTTCTACACAGTAGACTAATAAAACTGGGGGAGTCTTCGGACTCCTCCTTTTTTAAGGAGACACAATGGATAATCAAATAAAATATTACGAAACAATACACGAAAAAGAAGAAAAGTGTTCAGAGATGGTAGGTCACAATACTATGAGATTTGAATACGAAGAAGACAAAGGAGAAAAATAATGCCGGGTAAAATGAAGAAAAAGAAAGATATGAGAATGTCTTACATGAATGGTGAAGAAGTTAAAAGAAAAAAAATGCGTATGGGTACTAGATATGGTCTAAATGATGGTGGACCTATTGTTATGGCATCTATGGAAAACCAAAAACCTAATTAGTATCATGGGTAAAGGAGTAAAACATTACAAAAGGGATGGTACTGAACATAAGGGAAGTATGCATAAAATGCCTAACGGTACTTTACATACAAACAAAACTCATACTAAAACAAGTGTAAAGCTTTTTCATTTTAAAGATTTAAGTAAAAAAGCAAAAGAAAAAGCTAGAAAATCTAGAAGTAAAAAGTAATGGCTAAAACATTCTTAACTCTGACAAATGATATTCTCAGAGAGTTGAACGAAGTTGTCTTAACTTCATCAAACTTTGGAGACGCTACAGGCATACAAGCGTTTGTCAAAAATTCTATTAACAAATCTATAAACGATATTGCTAATGAAGAACCACAGTTACCTTTCTTTTCGGCAGGTTCTAGTGGTGAGACAGACCCTTTTTATGGTAATACAACTGTAGCAACTACTGCAGGTACTAGATGGTATCTGTTAAAAGATGGTAGTAGTGATATTACTTCAGACTTTGCATCAATAGATTGGGATGATTTTTACATCACAACTATTAGTGTGTCTGGAGAATCAGCACCGTTTGTTTCGAAAGGGTTAAGATTTTTAACACTAGATGAGTGGACTAGGTATTATAGAGACAGTGAGAATAGTGATGATGCATCAACTCAAGCTTATGGAGAGCCTGTTTATGTAATACGAAGCCCAGACCATAGAAAGTTTGGGCTAAGTCCTATACCTGACAAAGTTTACAACGTACATTTTTATGGCTACAACAAGCCAACAGAACTATCAGCGTTCGGTGACACTATAGTTCTACCAGACCAATATGCAAATGTAATAACAGCTAGAGCTAGATATTATGTTTGGCAGTTTAAAGAAAGTCCTCAACAGGCTGCTTTTGCATTAGAAGATTATAAAAAAGGCATGAAGCAAATGAAGTCTAATCTGATAAATCCACAGCCAAAATATATGTCAGATGATAGATTATATTTTTAGGAGATATAAATGACAACTAAAGTACCAGTAGAATTATTTAGTGCCGGAGCAGGTTTTACTGTAGGAGACGGAACAGCCGAAGATATTAAAATAGTTTTTGATGGTAATGCTGAAGACTACTACATAGGACTAGATGATTCAGCAGATAAACTAATCATCGGAGTTGGTTCTACGGTTGGTACGACTCCAACAATTACCATTGATGAATCGCAAAACTTTGAAATAGCTGGAACTATGAACTTGTTAGGATTTACAGGTTCAAAAGCAAACTTTACTAACAGTATGCTTATAAGCCAAAATGCTAGTACAGGTACACTTAGTACAGCTAATAACAACACAGGTTTTGGTCATAATGTTTTTGCTGCTTTAACCACAGGCGATGGAAATACTGCATTAGGAGCAGATGTATTAGGTGTTAACACATCTGGTGTTAACAACACAGGAGTTGGTTTAGATGCACTCAAAGCATTAACAGCTGGAGATAGAAATACAGTTGTAGGTTCTACTGCTGCTGATGCAACAACAACAGGTTCACAAAATACAGCAGTAGGTTACGGAGCATTAAGTTCAAACACAACTGCTTCTGCGAATACTGCGGTTGGTGATAGTTCTTTAGAATTATGTACAACAGGACACTCAAATACTGCGGTAGGTGAAGATGCTGGAAAAGCAATAACTACAGGATTTCAATGTGTTGCTATAGGTCAAAAAGCTGGTAGTGCTTTAACTACTTCTCAAGACTCTATAATGATTGGTCACGATGCTGGTAAAAATATAACTACAGGAGTACAAAATATTTGTATTGGTACTGATACACAAGCTGCATCTGCGGGTGGGCATACCCAGATTGTTATGGGTATTAGTGTTCAAGGAAATGCTAATAGTTCATTTGTTTTTGGTGATGGTAGTAATGATTGTGCAATAGCTTTTGGCGGCAATTCAATAACTAATCCATCTGATGAAAGAGTGAAAGAAGATATACAAGATTCTTCTGCTGGTCTTTCGTTTATAAAAGATTTGAGACCCGTTACATTTAGATATAGAAAAGAAAAAGATATACCTAGCGAACTAAATGCTTACAAAGAAGGTTCAGAAAAAAGAGCTGTTAATGAAAAAGTAAATCATGGATTTATTGCTCAAGAAGTTAAAGCAGTTATAGATGCACATAATGAAATAAAAGATGGCATAGGTATTTGGCAAGAGGATGAATCAGATGGTAGACAAAGATTGGGTATTACTGATATGGAAACAATACTTGTAAAAGCTGTTCAAGAACTATCAGAAAAATGCGATTCTTTGCAAAATGAAATAAATGAATTGAAAGGTAATTAGTATGAGTTTGACAGTAGAAAAAGTTTTACAACTAGCAAATGATGCAGTGTCATTAATAAACGATGTAAATACAAATGGAACATCATCTAACTATTTATCATCAGGGATGTTACAAAGTGAAGTTAATGAAACAGTTCAAAGAAATGTAGAACATTTAGAAACAGTTTTGGCTTACGATGGAAGCAGTACTAATGTGCCAGATGTAGCTAGTAACTCAGCAGATAAATCACCTTATACTGCTGCGATTACTACAGGTAAGAATTACATAACAGCAAACTCATAATAATATGGCTAGAAGTCAACCATACGGTTTTGCATGTTCAGGAGGATTAGTAGATAGTGCTAATCGTTTTGACTTGTTCAAAGCTCCCGGAGTAGCAACTACACTAAGAAACTTTGAAGTTGCTGTAGAGGGTGGTTATAGAAGAATAAACGGTTATAGTTTATTTGGTGGCGGTAGTTCTGCTAGACCTAACTCTTCTAATCAGATATATGGATTGTTTGTCTATGCTGATGGAGTAATAGCTGCAAGTGGTAGTAATATTTATTTTAGTCAAGACGGAACTAGCTGGTTACAAATAAATAAAGCAAGTGTAGCAAGTAGTGGTGATAATCATACTGCATTTACAGGTAGAAGTGCACTTAGTTTAACATCACCAGCTCAGTATAGTTTTGCACTATACGAAGGTACATCTGTTTATGGTGAACTAGTTATGACAGATGCAAGTGGTAGTAATAAACCATTTTTATTTAAAATGACTGGTACAGATTCAGATATTACTAATAGAACATTTTTTGCTAGTCAGATAACAATAAGCGGTAGTACGACTGCAAAGTTTTGTACAATACACGGAAGACGCTTAGTAGTTGCAGGAGACCCGTCAACACCAAACACAGTTTACATAAGTGCTGTTAATGACATAGATGATTTTACTGGTGGAGTCTCAATAACATTAGAAGACCAAATAGTAGGTCTTAAAAGTTTCCGTAACGAATTATTTATATTTTGTAAAAACTCTATTTTTAAATTACAAAATGTTGACAACTCATCAGCTCTACAAGTTGTACCAGTTACTAAAAACGTGGGTTGTTTAGATGGACAGAGTATTCAGGAATTTGGTGGTGACCTAATCTTCTTAGCTCCAGATGGATTAAGAACAGTTGCCGGTACAGCAAGAATTGGAGATGTGGAGTTAGGCACAATAAGTAAAGCTATACAGCCACAGATAAAACAAATAGCAGATAATATTGACACTTTTACAATTAGTAGTGTCGTATTAAGAGATAAGTCACAGTACAGATTATATTACGGTAAGTCTAGTCAAAGTGATTTAATACAAGAAGGAATTATAGGAACACTAAGACCTGAAGGTTGGCAGTGGTCAGAAACAAGAGGTATCGAAGCTCCGGCAGTTACTTCTGGTTTTACAAACACTGGAGTTGAGAAAGCATTTCATGGTGATTTTGCAGGATTTGTTTATAACCATGATACAGGTAGCTCATTTAACCCTGCAGGAACTGAAAGCGATATAGATGCTCAGTATACAACACCTGACATTGATTATGGTGATTTAGGTATGCTAAAAACTTTACAGTATCTAAAAATATCTTTTAGTCCAGAGAATGATGCTACACCAACAATTAGGGTTAGATACGATTTTGAAAGTACGGATACACCACAACCTGCTGATATTAGTTTAGGAACTGTACCGTTACCATCACTCTTTGGTAGTGCTGTATTTAATACTAATACTTTTGGTGCAGGAGAACATCCAACAGTAAGAACAGCATTAACAGGAAGTGGACATAGTAATAATTTTAGTATTTTTACAAAGAACACAAATCAACCGTACATTATAAACGGTTTGTACATAGACTACGTACCGTCAGGAAGGAGATAATAAATGGCTCAAAACTACACTAGACAAAGTTCATTCAGTGATGGGGATACTATTACTGCTGCGTTATTTAATAACGAGTACAATCAATTAGTAAACGCATTTGCCTACTCATCCAGTAGTGCAAGTTCTACAGGTCACAGACACGATGGTAGTGCTGGACAAGGTGGTAACATATTTAAGATTGGTGACTTAGACTTTTTAAACAAAATAGAAGTTGATAGTACAAATAATAGATTAGGATTTTATGTAGAAGTTTCATCTTCAGCAGTAGAACAAATAAGAGTACAAGATGGTGCTTTAGTACCTGTTACAGATAGTGATGTTGACATAGGTACAAGTTCTTTATACTTCAAAGATGCATTTATAGATAGCATAACTACAACAGGTAATGTTGCTGTAGGTGGTAACTTAACAGTAACTGGTACGACTACTTTTAACGGTGGTACTATTACTATGGGTGATGCTGCTACTGATAACGTAGTCTTTGGAGCTGATGTAGACTCAAGTATTATTCCTGATGACGATGAT